CATAAGCATCTACAAGAGTTTTTAATGCTTTAATTTCATTATTATTATACATTAATTTCATTACTTCTTTTCCCGGCTCACTTTCCATCCATTTTTTAACCGCTGCTCCATTTTCTAAAGGAATCATATCCCCTATGTTTTTCCACACCATACTGCGAAAAGCATTTTTAGCATCAGTCTTTCCAAATTGCGTTCCAGACGCATCTCTTAATGTTTTCATTAAAACAGGATCTTTTAATGCTTTTTTAATTAAGTCATTTACCGTGTAAATTAATGCATCTTGTGTTTCTCCTGTAAAACCGGCAGCTGTTCCTTGAGCAGTTGCTTGAATTTCACTATTAACAATATCAATAATGGGTCTTAATTTTTCTCTCATAAAATTTTTTTCTATATTTTCGTTTCTTGTTTTTAAAGCTATAGTTCTATTGGCAGCGTCATCTGTAAGTGTTTTTGAATTTAATAATCCTTCTTTTATATTAGGCCAAAATTTTAACCAGGCATCATTTTTTTCCATCCATTTATTTAATTTAATAGTATCAATAACTCCATTTTTATTAATAATATTTGCTTTATAAATTTTATCCATAATAACGTCACGTACAGCATTGTTTAATTGTGCTTGTTCAAGGGGATCACTAACATTATCAACTAAAACTTTAAAATTTTTAGCAGTTTCTGAACTTTTTAAAAATTCTTCCGCTACTTTTTCTGGAGCCGTATAATATCCTCCTCCAGCCTGTACTCTATTCATTTTAAATACAGCACCTTTATTATAAATATCAGCTACTTGAGCTTTATAATCAGTAAAAAATTGGTCTAAAGTTCGAGCTGTTCCATCATCTAAAGTTCTAAGAGGAATCATTTTAGTTTTCATAAAATCAAATAACGCTTGTTGCGTCATGTAAAGATTAGAGTAAGCTTCTTTTCCTCCTACACCCATGCTTTTAGCCATAGAAGCATCAAAAAGTTGATTTGTAACTGTTGAATAAAGTTTCCAGATATCTAATAGACTAATAGGTTGATTATCTGGTGTGTTTATAATTTTTTGAATAACAGGAGGTAAAGTGTCCGGATCTTCAAAATAACTTGCTTTCATGCCCGGGCCCCAAATTTTTTCTAGAAGACTCTTTTTAAAATCTTTAAAGTTTGATACCTTCATGTTAGGACCTAATGTATTAATAAGAGAATCTTCAGCTACAAAAGGTTCCATTGCTAGTTTTCTATTAGTTTCAATAATTTGCCTAATATTTTGTCCCCCTGAAACTGCATCAGCTCCACTTATAGGTTTAATGTTACTTTGAGCGGCTATGTTAGATAATACATCCGTTTGATCTAAGATTTCTTTTTTAATAGCATTACTTTGAAGAATTCTCCCTGATAATTCATCAATAACTATTAAAGGAGCATGTTCATCTGTAACAAACATATTTTCATAAAAACCTTTAAGAATATTTTGATTTGTTTGTTTTCGATCCATAATTAAATTTAATTGTTCTCCACTTGCCTTAGCCTCAATCGCCATTTGAGTAGATATGTTTTTAGCTGAAGGTGCTTGTTGAGCTATACTTAATTGCAGCTTTTGATTTTGAAGCATTTCTAATATTTGTACTTCACTATATTTTCCTGAATTTCTTAAAACATTTTCATAGGCTTGTAATGCTGCCTTTGCTAACTGACCTACAGTAAAGTCTTGATTACCAATGGTAATAGTGCCAGTTTCTGTATTATTTAACATTTTAAAAAGTTGAGCCGATATTTCTTCTTCATTCATTCCTTCTTTAAAAAATTGCGATCTTAAAGCTTGAAGAGCCTCTCCTCCCACAACATTTTGTTTAGTAAGTAGAGCTACTTCTCGAGGAATAACACTAGCTGGATCATTAATAGCTGCTTGCCATACGTCTTTAATTTGTTTGTATACAGCTTCATCTACTTGATTTTGAAGAGATCGAATATATTCTCGTTGCGCTGCTACACTTCTTAAAGAAAGTAGTTTGTTAAGATATTGACCTGTTAATTTTATGGTCGTTCCAGCTAGAGGTGTTTTAGTTAAAAGAATTCCTGCTCCCTGTACACCTTTTGCTGTTCCTATAACCACAGCAGGCGCTGCTAAAGATCCTACAACCAGGGCTCCTGTTTCTACTAAAGATGACAAAACAGGATGTTGTTCTCTAAATTCGGGTGTTAATTGTCTATCAGCTGTGTATATTCCTGTAGCTGCTCCTGTTGAAAAAAGTAAATCCATTTGAGCAGCTTTAAGAGGATTGTTAGCAATCCAGTTTAAATAGTCTTGTCCAACAGATGTTAATGCTGGAAAATCTGTATTTCTAAGTTTAGCCGTATCTGTTACCCATTCATATTTACCAGGACTCACCTCAACCATTTTTCTATATTTCATTGGAGTCTTCATAGCGTTTATAAATCCAGCTCCTGTAAAAAAAGTTGCACCTAAACCAGAAATATCTCCACTCATGTGCGCCCATTTTTCCCATTCATTACCGGGCTCTTCACTTTCAAAAATATATTTATCACCGGTAACTAAACCAGGACTTGAACCATCAGTTGAAATACCAACTCCGGTAGAACCAGACATGTATCCTAATTTTCGTTTATTAATCAGATCAGAAAATTGAAAAACATCCTCTTCACTCCATCCTAAATTATAGGTATCAGAAATTCCAAGAGCTACTTTATTAATAACCGTATCAGGAAGAAACATTATACTGTCTATAAATCCCTCACTAAATTGACCATAAACAGCTAAAGGAGTAGCTCTTTTTTTAGTAGTAAAAGTAATATTTTTTTTATCTTTATCTCCGGTAACAGTGTCGCTTTCAGATACTGTTGTAAGTTTATCATTATCTAAAAGAGATTCAGATTCTTTTATTTGAGTGTTAATATCAGTAGTATTAGTAGTAATATCTACTTCAGTTTGTGAATTAAATTTTGTTCCTGCGCTTGTTGTAAATGTAACCATTTTTTAATTTTCCGTCTTTATGTCTTCCGCAGGAGCGCCATCAATAGATACCCACATACCTATTATACTTTTTCCTTGAGATTGAAGAAACTTTAACCATTCTGATCCTTGGGTCGCTCCTTGTGTGCTCATAATAATAGGATCATTAGCTGTGCCACTTGGTATTTTATTTAGACGAAGCCATGTTTGATCTGGGTCTATTTTAAGTAAATTTCTATTAAAAGATAATCTGTTCTGTATAAATCTGATAGTCTCATTAAAGTTTGCCCATCCTACTTCTGGATCTAAAAAAAATTTAAGTCCTTCTGTATTTAATTTATTAATTAATTCTTGTTCTGCTACAGGATAACGAGGGTTTAAAGAAAGGGCTTGAACCATAACACGACCAAAAAGTTCTACTTGTTGTTGACCACTTGATGTTTTAACAAATTTACCCCACTCATCTGCTCCTGAAGGTAAAATAGACATTACTCCTGTTAAAGCATTTTTAAAGTAATTTTTAGGACCTAAAACTTCTTCAAGTATTTCTATTAAATCGTTAGCCTCTACCATGGCATATGATAAGTTAGTAATTTGTCGAATAGCTTCTTCGTAATCACCTGTTGTTAAATCATTAATAGTAAAGTCTGTAGGATTCATTACTACCGCATAAGGATTCTCATCATCAATTTGTCCTAGTAATGGATAATTTCCTTCACTGTCTGCATTTACTAATTGTCTGCTGTTAGTAGCTTTATCTACTATATAAATTCTTCCATCTTCTTGAACAACCATGTCAATAATCCCATCAACCATTTTCGTTGCTTGCTGTATATATTCTTCGTCACTAGGAGTTGTCTCATCTGTTACTCCCCACTCATTGGATTTAAGAATCTCCGTAAGAGCACCAATTTTCTTTTCTCTTTCACTAATATTGGCTGGAGATAAAAGAGGTTTAATTGCACCATCTTTTTTATTTTGCATCCACACACCGCCTCTATCAACAGGAAGACCTAAATCACGAGCTGTCTTTTCATCTAACACCACCCAATTATCTCCTGGAGTTTTATAACCTTGTAACTCAGTTATTTTTCCGGTTGTATTATTGCGTTGCCAAACTTGTCCATTATCTGTTGGAAGATCATATTGTTGAGCCACTGCAGAAGAAAGCACGGTAAAGTTTTCTGCTCTTTGAGAAATACCATAGAGTTGTGTAACTTTTTGAGTGTCTTTATCTCTTTGCCAAATTTGTCCATCCTCTGTTGGAAAACCTAATTTTTTTGCTTCTTCTTTACTTAAAACCTCAAAATTTTCTCCTATTGAGGCACCTTGTAAAATAGTAATCTTACCGTCTTTGTCATTAATCTGATAAACTTGACCTTTATCTACTGCAAGACCATTATCTATAGCCTGCTTTGTAGATAAAATTCTAAATCTATCTTCCTTAGGAACAACACCTTGAAGTTGTTTTATATCTCCATTAAGTGTGTTTTCTCTCCAAATTTGTCCGGAAGATGTGTCTAAATTTTTTGCTTCAGCTTCTTCTTTTGATAAAACTTTAAATTGTTGTAACCCTTGGCTTAATTGAGCACTCATGTCAGCTATAAAAGCTTGACCCATAAGTTCTTTAAAAGCCTCTGCATCTTGTTCTTTCATTTCTAAAGCCGTTTGTGCTACTTGGCCTTCTCGTTGTCTTTCTGCTTGAGCAATAGGTTGCCCAGCCTGTAACCAATTATTTAAAGCTTCATTAGCAATAGGACCAAATTGACCTCCTTCAGATCTTCCACTAATTAAAGACAAACCTAATTGAATATCATTCCAAAATTTTTCTCTTTCATAAGCGTGTTCAGGATACATTCCTTCAGCTGCTTTTTGATAATATTCATCTGTTTGAACAGGATGAATAGCAGAAATAACATTTAAACTGTTTTGAAATCTTTCACTCGCTGAATTTTTTCCTGTAAAATCCATATCACCTAACGCCTGTAGTTGTCCTTCACTTAAACCTTCAAGACCAGGCTTTTGTTCAACAGATTCACTAAAAATAGAATCCGCAAGTTCAACGGGATTACCCTCTTGTCCTGAGTCTACCATAGCAAGAATTTGTTCTAAAGTTGCCATAATTAATTACCTGTTAATCCTAAATTACCAATTCCTCCTGTTAGACCTTGATAACCACGAAGCCCAAGTAATCCACCACCAATAGCGGCAGCAAAAGGACTTTGCATATAAAGAGGTCCTGCAGCCACGGGTTGTTGAATAGTACCAGCAGGCATACCTTGTAGAATATTAGCTCCAAATTCTAGTCTGCCGTAAGGTTCTGCTTGTTGTGCTAAAATATTTTGTCGAGCAACATCTCTTTGGGTTTGAGCAAAAGCTTGATTTTGTTGTCCTATACCAAGCAAGCCTCTAACATCTGCTTGTTGCATTCCTTGCATTCCTTGGCCTATATTTGCTTGCATATTAGCTAAATTTCCTAACATACCCACTTGCGTTCCGTATTGTTGACCTACACCAATAGCTCGTTTAGCAGCAGCTTCTTGTGATGCCATAGCGGCGGCTAAAGCTTGTTGATAATTTCGTGATTGATCTTCATAAATTCGTCTTGATTTAATATCTTGAATGTTTCTTGCTAACTCAGCTTCTTGAATTCCAAATCGTGAACCTCCAAAAGCACCGGCTTGTCGGGCTTGCGCTGATAAAGCTTGAGTTGATAATGCTCCTTGTCTATCAATTTCTTTTAAAGCTTCTTGAGTAACACGAGCACTATAAGGATCTTCAAATTGTTGTATGGCTGCAGCTGTAGGAGCAAATTGTCCAAGTCCTTGTTGTAAAGCTGCTTGACCTGCTTGCGCTGCACTAAGACCAGCGGCCCCCGTTGCTTGTGCCGCTTGCATTTGAGCCATAGGTATACCGGCAGCAATATCACTTCTTAACATTTGCATTGCTGCTAATTGATCAGCTGTTTGAGCGGCTACTTCTTGTTTAGGAACAGGTCGTTGTATGTCCAATAAACCTTGAGCATAATTTGCATCTCCAGGCTTACCAATACCAAATAAAGTATTGTAAAGCTGTTGCATCCTTTCTTCTTGATAAGGGGGATACCGTTGTGTTTGAACGTAATCAACCATTAAGCTCTTCCTTCAAATTGTTTCATCATATCATACATTTTCTTTGTACCAGCTGAACGGCTCCCGCCTCCAGCTCCTTTAACAGCATTAGCTGTCATAACAAATTCTCCATCACTTAGCATAGCTGGAATGTCATCACTTGTTCCTGTGCCAGGTCCACTAATACCTCCATCTTTATGAGGGAAAACTTTTGAAATTCCTCCACCTTTTGCAGCAGTAACAAGAGGTGCATCAGAAAAAATATTTTCAACAACATCATCTGTCACTGTGTAATCATATTCACCACCTGATTCTGCTTGTCGTTGTAAAGCCTCATTAAATCTTTTAGCCTCATCATATTGTCCCCAAGCCATTCCACCAGTAAATAAAGCTTGAAGAGGATCTTCCATAATTCGTGATCCTAGTTGATTTAGAATTCCTCCTTTATCTATTCCAGTTTTCATAAATTGATCATAAATACCTGTCATAAATTGACTATATGCTTCGCTGTCTTCTTTAAGGCCAAGTTTTTTAGCAGTTTCACTTCCATCTCTAAGAGCTTTAGCTAAACCTTCTTGGTCAAAAGTTCCACCTTTACTATATATTTTTTTCGAAAGTTTAGTTAACCATTCAGGTTTTTGTACGTTTTCAAATATTCCTTCTCCTCTAAAATAATCTCCACCATATTTTCCTCCTGCTCCTCTTGCAAAAGCATGCATAATATCTTTACCTCCACCACCAGCTATTGCTTCCATAGCAGGAGCGGCTAGCATGCCCCAAGGACCAGGTAAAAACATTCCTGCAGCTACTTGAGCCAAAGGACTTTTAAAAATTTTTTTAATTTGCTTAAAGAAAAATTCTGGTTGCCCAGTAACTGGATTTTTTGAATTTAATTCATTGCCCACAATATAGCGCTCAGGCTGAATGCCCATAGCACGCATAGAGTCAAATAATCTTTCTTTAAGTAAAGGGTCGTGGTCCAAGACTTCTAAAGGAACAACTGTTTCTCCTTCAGCAGCGTGAACTATATAAGTATCTCCGTATCGCCCTAGCCCTCCTAAAGAAGTAGCGACTTGTTGTATTGTTTCTATTCCTGTTTGTTGCATGTACGATCCATGTTAAGTTTTTGTTGCTCCTTCCATGTGGAGTTTTGCAACTGTAATCTTCACGTCCCTTTTAATGTGAGATGCAGTTGTCGAAGTTGCAGGATCGTCTACGTCTGCTTGCGCAGCTTCTTCACTATCATACTCTTGTCCTGTGTCCGTATGATATATTGTCGTTTCCGTAGCGCATTTGATAATAGGGATTTGTTTTCCATTAATCTCCCTATATCCAATGATTTTAGGTTCTTCTTTAATTGCCATATTTTTACTCCTATTTCAAGTCTTTATGCAGTAGTACCAGCCTCTCTAAAGCGTTTAAAGTTATCTACCTGTAATACAGCTGCCGTTACATGAACACGATTAGATGCATTAGCTTGTATAGTTAATACATCATTTTCTTCTAAAACTAAAGTAGATTGCCCATATATTTGGGCTGTGTTAGGAGCTAAAGCTTCAATTTGAGAATTAGCACTTACTGTAAGGTCACTTGACCATTTAATAACAGCATCACCATTACTAGAGTCTGTCCAAGAAATATCAACAGTAGCATCCGAAGCTTGATCATTACATAAATGAAGAGATTTAATAATAGCTGTCGTATCAGTAGGACAGGTATAAATAGTAGTAGAATCTGCTGTTGTTAGATCTACTCCTGTGTTTACATAAGAATTAGCCATTTAATGCTCCAAAAACCAAGACTGAGCTTCTGCTTCAGCACTAATATCATATTGATAAGTAGTATTTAAAATTTTTACAATTTGTTCTAATAAACGAACCATAGCATCAAATTGTTGAGGATCATATTCAGGGGTAGCGTTGGGAAATCTTGTTATGTTAATTCTAGCCATTATCTTCTTCCATCTGGTTGTAGATCTAATCGGAATGTGCCAAATCGCCAATTAGTATCAGTTGTATCACTAGAGAATTTAACGTTAGCCGTACGTCCTCGTCCACGAAGATCTATTTTAGTAGTAGTAGTTTCTACAACTGAATTAGAACTCGCACTAGAAGCCGCCCCTTGCGGATAATCTCTAAATTGCATAATAACATTAACATTACCTGTTTGATTTTTAAAGTCTGGAATAAATTTACGAACTGACATTACAAGCCCTGCTTCTTGATCACTAATATCAAAATCTCCTGAAGTAATATAAGAAGTAATAGCTGATCCATTTCCATTATATCCATTTTCTTGAGAGAAAAGAGCTGATACACCGTTAGACAGAGGTCCTGTAATAGTTGGAGTAACATTGGTTGTAGAATTAGGAAGATATTGGGTAGCATACGGATAAGCATATACTCCTCTATCTACCCAAGTTGTTCTATCCATTGTTCCTACAGACCACACTCGATCTACATAATTATAGGTTACAAATTTATTAATTAAATTATTGTAAGCGCTTGTATCTGGATAAAACCAAGTTACTTCATGAAAATCTGTATTAACTCCACAATAAATATCATTTTGTCCTGAAGGGTCTAATGTACTAAATACATAATCTTGAACTGTACATTGAAGCTGTTTAACTGCACCATCATAAATAAAGAATCCATTTTGACTCATCC